CATCCTTTACAAAGACTTTGACGATTTGCCAGAAGAAGCTCAACAAGTAATTGCAAACATGATGTTTAACATGGGGCGTACTCGTTTGAGTAAATTTAAGGGTATGAAGCGCGGTGTTGATTCGAGAGATTGGAATAGTGCTGCCGATGAAATGATTGACAGCACTTGGTATAAACAAGTCACCAATAGAGCAGACAGACTTGTAGAAAGAATGAGAATCGTGGGAGAAAAATAATGTGTCCAGTATGTTATTTTCCCCTATTAGTTGCTATTCTTAGTGCATTAGGATTAACTTCTGTTCATATATGGATAGATGAGAATCCATTTCTTTCGGGTATAGGAGTTGGCGTTGGAACAATAGCTCTGACTTGGGGGATTTATAAGTTATACAAATATTTTAGTAATAAGAGAAAGAATTGGAAATTAAAAAATAATCATGAAAAAATTTAATCATACACCAGTGAAATTAGAAAAAATAAAGGCTACCACTAATAATGGTAATCGACTATATGAAACACCATCTGGTGATTTGTATCCATCAATTACAACTGTTTTATCGCCTAGAAACAAAAAAGGATTGATGGAGTGGAGAAAGCGTGTAGGTGAAGATGTTGCTAATCATGTTGCAAGAACTGCTGCAGCAAGAGGAACAAAAGTTCATCATATGTGTGAGGATTATCTAAACAATATGTTCATAGATGATCCAGAAAAGTGGGCGCAACATAAAAAGAACTTCTTACCATATTGTTTATTTGAACAATTAAAAAACCAAACATTTGATAACATTAATGACATATATGCACAAGAAGCAGGACTGTATAGTGATAAATATAAAGTGGCAGGCAGAGTTGATTGTATTGCTAGATACAAAGGCGATATATCAATTATAGATTTTAAGACATCTACAAAAGAGCGTTCTGACGATTGGAACGAAAATTACTACATTCAAGGTTCAGCTTATGCTGAAATGTTTGAAGAACTGACAGGTATATCAACAAGTCAAATAGTAATTTTAGTTGTTACTGAAGATGGAACAGTTCAAGAGTTTGTTAAACAAAAATCTGATTATATTGACCTGTTAGTAGATGCAATCTCAGATTGGAGAGAGCAAAATGTTATTCGCAAAAATATTGCTACTGTTGGCAGTAGTTAGTTTTACTACGCCTGCACTGTCGCAATCAAAACCAGATGATAAAGGTCTTGACTTACAAGAAATCGAACCATCAACACCAAATATTGTACCACCTTTAGGTAATTTTAGAACAGTACAAAAACCTATTATTTGTGGTAATCCAATAAGAATATTTTCTGATTTACAGAATAATTGGAAAGAATGGCCTCTTATGAGAGGACAAGAAGGAATTGTTAGTGAAGATAATAAACGTGTAGTTATACCTACGTATTTCTTTGTTAATCCTAAGACAAAAACTTATACGGTTATACAAACACCACCTAATGTTACAACTGTAGTGTGTATCATAGCATCTGGTGTATTAAAAGACATTACAGAAAAAACTTTAGAAATATTATTAGAGGAAGTTAAAAATCAAAAAGGCCAAGCGTCTTGACTTTTAGTAGAAAGTGTGATATAAATAATACACAATTTGTTGATACAATTTGAAGGCTGAACTGGACTTGGGTGCAATTCCCAACGCCTCCACCAGAACCATAAAAGAATTATGGGGGCGAATTAGGATCGACAGGCAGAGATAGATGAGTGGAGAATTGTGGATTGATCGCCTTATAGATCATTTTAGTAAATGCAAACGATAACTTTGCACCAATGGCACTTGCTGCGTAAGTAGTACGTGTTCGGAGTTTCGGGAATGTACTTGGCAACAGAAACATTCCCACTAAATTATTTAAAGGACATATAATGGTATTAAATACATCAAAATCATTCACTATAGAAATTGAAAACATAGCAAAAGAAAAACAAATAACTCATATGGAAGCAGTTCTTTGGTATTGTAGAAATGAAGGTATTGAACCTGATTCTGTTAGTTATCTTATATCAAAGGGATTAAAGGAAAAGATTGAAGCTAATGCTCGTGAACTTAATTTTCTTCCAAGACAAGCACAACTGCCAATATAATGATAAAGGATGGATTGCTAAAGGCAACCATAGTTCTTGTACCCACATATATAACAGCATATTTAACAGATAAAATGATATATGTAATTCCAATGTTAGCTGCAGCAAGTTTTATTGCAGCAAGTTTAACATCTTCTACAGTAAATCGCAGAGTAGAAGAGGATGGTTATAAAAAAGATAATGATGCAGCCAATTGATGTATATTTGATGTATTGTGCAATGAAAGCGCACTTTGGTAAGACAGATTATAATTTTATTAAATACGGTGGAAAAAGTCGTGTATCAAGAAACTCATTTTTCAAACGCAAAGACAGATACTTCTTTGTCAAACTTTCTAAAAAATATAAAACAGAAAATGAAATACGAAATTACTTTGTTGCTAATTTCATGATGGAACAACGTGGATATGTTGCAAACTTTAATGATGAAAACTATGAGAAGTGGCAGAACAGACAAAACAATTTTCATGATATATTTACGAATGAGATTCAACCTATGATTCAAGACTTCAATTCTCTATTTGAAATAAAGAAATCAGAGCATCCAAAACTCATGAAAGAATATCTTGGAAAAAGAATTTCTCTGGAAACCTTAATTATTTTAGATGAATTAGTAGAATATAGTAAAAAATGGAATGAACATTTAAAAGATGATCTTTTATGGCCTGATTTAAAAAAACTTATGAATAATTACAAATGGTTCTTGACATTTGATAAAAAACAGTATAGAATTAATTTATTAACTATGATAAAGGAGTCTAATTAAATGAACATTGCACCTAACGATAGCGATAATGCTATAGTTTCAGACCTTCAAATTCGTATAAAAGAACTTGAATATGATTGTGCTGAGTTAGTACGTAATAATGAAGAATTGAGTGAGCGAGTTAAAAAACTTGCATCTCGTCAACCATCATGGCCTAAAGGTTATCGTCAGCAATATCGCCCAAGGTTTAATAATAAAAAAGCATAATGAATGTAAAATTAATATCATATTCGCAAGATATTCCAACTCAGGAGTTACTATCTCCGAGTCCAGAGAATAATAGTGTTCAAGATTTGATTGCATATTGTGCTAGAGTATCAAATCCAAGTGGACAAAATAACACTGAAACCAGTGCTAAACTTATCAAGTATCTTGTTAAGAATAAGCATTGGAGTCCACTAGAGATGGTTTCTGCTTGTTTGGAAATAGAAACAACAAGAGATATTGCAAGACAGATTTTACGTCACCGTTCATTTTCGTTTCAAGAGTTTAGTCAAAGATATGCTAATCCTCTAAAGGATTTGAGATTTGAAACTAGAGAAGCTCGATTGCAAGATAAGACAAATCGACAAAACAGTATAGAGACTGAAAATGTTGAATTGCATCATCAGTGGATGGACATTCAAGAAAATGTTATAGAAGCGTCTTATGATGCATATAACTGGGCAATTGAAAATGGTATTGCAAAGGAACAAGCAAGAGCCGTATTACCAGAAGGTCTTACTTTATCTCGCATGTACATGAATGGAACATTACGTAGTTGGGTGCATTATATTGAATTGCGTAGTGCAAATGGTACACAAAAGGAACATATGTTAATTGCAAAAGAATGTGCAAATGTAATTGCTTCCATTTTTCCTTTAATGGCCGAATTTAAAAATGATTAATTATATCATCAGGGATAATTGGTTAAGTGAAGATGAATGTAATAAATTTTATGATATGTTTACTCATGGTGGATTTCCTTGGAATCTTATAACAAATGTAAACGACCAAGCAGATAGTAATGATTTTCAGTTTGCTCACAAATATGTAGATGATAAAAAAGAACTTTATAAAAATTCAACTGATTCTATAAAAGTTCTTATGAGAAAACTGTATGATGAAGGATTTGTAAAAAAAGATGTGGAGATATACAGAGCAAAGGCAAATCTATTTCTCAAAGAAAGTCTCAATAGAGGTTTGGGATTGCATCATGATATTACAAACATAGGTGATAACTATTCAACTTTGATATATTATGTAAATACAAATACTGGTGGAACACGACTCTTGGGTGGTGGATTTGATAATGAAATATTTATAGGTTCTGTTAGAAATAGAGCTCTTATTGTTGAGGGTAAAGTTTTTCATGAAACGATTACACAGACTGATACCAATTTTCGTTTTAATATAAACATTAATTATAGTAGATAAAGGTATTATATTATTATAAACAAAAATACAAATGATGAATATTATGATTGGAACTCTTTAATTGCTGATGATGCACGTTCAAGAATGTGTATTGATATTCGTAAACAAGTAGATGATGAAAAATATTCATTAGATTTGCCTAAATATCAAGTTATGGATGTTTTTAAATTTGGAACTGAAGATTGGACTAATCTCGGCATGAGTTTTATTTGGTCTTGTTTTGCTTACCTAAAAAAAGAAGTTAACTTTACAAATTTGCAAAGTTGGAGCTATATGACTTCTTTAAAATTTTCAGAAAACAGAGATATCCTTTGGCACAATCATTATAAAAGTGCTGAGACTGATACATTAAGTGGAGTATACTATCTTTATTTACCTAAAGACATTGATTTATTAACTGCTGGAACAGAAATGGCTCCAAACGGTGTTAGTGCTGATCATAAAACAAGATATTTTGCAGAAGCAAAAGTTGGAAACTGGTTAATTTATCATGGAGAAAAATGGCATAGGCCAGGCATTTTACAATCATTGGAAGATAGATTTGTTGTAGCCGCTGATATGGTGGTTAAAAAAAATATACAAGTTTGGGGAATGAAATGAGTAATGCGCTTGTCATTGGAAATGGTGAATCAAGAAAATGGTTTACACCATGCCATCAAACCATTATGGCTGAAAATGTCATAACTTGGGGATGCAATGCAATTCATCGTGAAGGTACTGTTGACAATCTGGTTTCTGTAGACTACGGTATGCAGCAAGAAATATATGATTCAGATTATCATCTAAACAATAAATGTTGGTTTTCTAACTGGTCAATTTTACCATCAGAAGTTGCTGATATGATGTTTATGGGATATGATATACCAGATGATTTTATACATAGAAATTCTAAACGAACTGGCCATTGTGTA